GTAATATCATGCAAAGGTTCATAGAATTTACACTCTCCACATGGATTATCTGGCATTGGGTTTGCTCTACGCTTCTTTAATAATTTCATCTACCCAATTCTCTGCACAGTTTTCGGCATATACTTCAGAATGATTATGTAATTTTCTTGTTGCTGTAAATACATTCTCTACAGAGTATGTTCCCTGTTTATCATCAATGACATGTTTTTCAATTTCATATAAATCTACTTCAAATCCTGATGGTGTCTGATATACCTTTGCCATTCGTTTATCACTTTGATACTGATGAAGTAAGTTTCTAACGCTGTGGCAATGACAATCATATTTCTTCATACCACAGTAAGGACATTCTAATTGTAAATACATTAGTCAGCTCTCCCTATTACTTGGGGAATAATCTCCCCTGCTCTAATAACTTCAACCATACAACCGATTTCTAAGTTTAAACCTTTTATGATTGCGGCATTGTGTAAGGTTGCTCTTGAAACTGTAGCCTCACCAATAGTACAAGGCTCTAGAATTGCTACTGGAGAAACACAACCTGATTTTCCTACTTGCCATATAACATCAAGTAGTTTTGTTACTACTCCTTTCTGTCTTTTCTTCTTTGCAAATGCTCCACGAGGGTGGTGAGAAGTATAACCAATCTCTTCAAAATAGTCATTCTCAATAACTCTCCAGACATCTCCGTCTTGTGGAAACATAGAATAATTACTATCAAGACATGTTTCAAATCCCCAGTTGGAGAGTTTCTGCATATCTTCAATATAATCGTTAGTAGGATATGGCTGAACGCCATAGGCTATGAAGGTTAAATCTCTTGACTTAAACTCTTCAATATCTTTTAGGTTAAGTGCACCTGATGCGTAGTTTCTAGCATTTTCTATGGTAGTAGGTGCGACAACTTCTCCTGTAATCTGCATTATTTTTGTTTCATTTGGCTCGTCTATAAAGAAACCACATGGTACAAGAAACTTCATCTTGTCTGTGATATCCATACCTTTCTTGCCATCTCCTCTTGTGAGAGCAAGTGTTAGTTCTCCACGAACATATTGTAAACTTACAGCAGCACCATCCAGTTTTGGACTTACTACTACTGTCTTGCCATCATAATATGGATACTTATCTCCTTCATAAACTTTTTGTAATGAATACATTTGATAAGCATGAGGATATCTATTATCTGATGATTCGGCACCAACAGTAAAAGTTTCTACTTGGCTTTCTAATCTATCATATACTTCATCACTCATGAACGGCTTACCATTGTAATAAGCCACTTTAGCTTGTTTTAATAATGCTTCTAAATTTTTCATAAATATATTATACTAAATTTAGAAGGAGATGTCAAGAAATATTTTAGGGTAGGTATATTTCGTCTAGCAATTCTTTAAATTCTTCTTCAAGTATGTTCTTGCTTTCTGCCAGAGATAGAATCTCTACTAATCCTTGAAACAGATTTCTACTGTTGTCAAAGTCTATTGGCATAGATACGCCATCTCTTGAAGGCAACCACTCTTCTGAAAAATCTAAATAATACTTTCTAAGTGAGATATACTCTACACCTCTAAAAGTATTAATAACTAACCGAACTTGTTCGTTATCAGTTTCGTGAATTACTTTTTCGTATATTGAGGGAGCGTTAAGGTCTATCATTCTTAATCACTCGGTTGAGAGGAACTATACTCGTTACATTTTCAGGGACAAGCAGTCTATAAGAATCTGTGTCCCAACAAAATAATAAACATGTTCCTGTGCTTTCTTTAGCTCTATTTCTCTTTTCTTTAATGTACTGGGTAGAGAAGTCCCTTGTGCATACATTATATTTTAGTTTGCGTGAGTTTTGACTTCTGTAAGTAATGATAGCATCACCTGCATCGTCAAGTCTTCTTTTAAACTCATCCTTTTTCATTTTTCCTCCAAATTTAGTCTAACAAAAACTCTTTTGTATTGCTAAAGTAAGAGGTTACTTATTTTGGATGCAAAAAACCAAGGCAGTAAGGACTGCCTTGGTCAAACTATTTAATGATTAATTGTTTAAGTTTTCTACGATACCAGCGAAGTAAACTGCTGCCTTACCTGTAAGTTTGGCAATGATTGCTTCATCAACTTCTTGACCTGCATCACCCAATACTGAAGTAAGTTTAGCTTGAGCATCTGCAACTGAAACTCTACCACCGCCAGTTGATCCACCAGAGGATCTTGCGGCTGGAGTTTTTCTTACATATACACCAGCTTTAGTTAGTATCATACGAACCCCGTTTGGTGATTCGCCAAGTTCATCTGCGATTTCCTTGACAATCTCCATTGATGTTTCAGGTGTGGGTTCAGCTTCCTGATACATATCAACTGCTTGTTGTTTGCTTTCGTCTGTCCAAGCCATTCTTCGGTTTCTCCTGTGTTTTGATTGGATCCATGTGCCGTTCTCCATTGGTCTCCAACCTGTTTGTTCAAACTGTTGGGTGTAGAATCTGTCGCTCATATTGTCCTTTTAATTAATATAAATATATTATACAAAAAGTATAAGCAATTGTCAAGAACTATTTTTCGGTATCTAATAAGACTTCCTAAGATGAAAAATGTTCCTTGATTATGTCAATCTTTTCTTGAGCGTTTGCTATCTTTTCTACTTGTGCTTCAATTGCCTCAACAACTTCTGGGTGTTCCCCGATTCCTACTGAGTTTCTTGTATACACTATAACGTTAGCTTTAGCAACCTCTACTTCTCCCTCTAGTTTTTTAACTAATGCTTCTAATAAATAATTCATGTTACCCTCTTGGTTTCCCAATCTTCTATTGCTTTTTTGATAGCGTCTTCTGCAAGTACGCTACAATGTATTTTAATTGGTGGAAGATCTAGTGCCTCTGCTATGTCTTTATCTTTTATTTTCTTAGCTTCGTCTATTGTTAAGCCTTGCAACATATCAACAAACATAGATGAAGATGCAATCGCACTTCCACATCCATAAGTTTTGAACTTAACTCCCATAATTCTATTATTGCCGGGGTCTATTCTTAACTGTAGTTTCATAACATCCCCACATGATGGTGCACCAGTCATACCAGTTGCCACCGTTGGGTCTTTGGGATCAAATCGTCCCACTGAAAATTGTTCAGGTGCGTTCAATACACCCTCAAATCTATCTACAACTTCTTTACTATATGCCATTATCTTCGTAATGCCTCATCACAAAAGGCAATAATAAATCTTTCTTGCCATTTGTCCACTAGTGTTGGCAGAATTAAAAGAGGAAATCCAATAGTAAACAATACTATTGCAACCATCCAACCTAAAAATTCTGCTTTGACTAGTATACTTTTTGATTTTATTTTCTTTAAGAATTTTATACTTGGGTAATATAATCTGTATAATGAAAATATTACTCCAGAAATATAAAACGCTAAAAAGTATTCCATTATAAATACTCTTGTAGGTGCGTTAAACTCCCTAAATCGTGTGCAAGACGAGTAGCACTCTTTCCTGCATTTTTAATAGTTCCAAAATAAGGAGATTCGCACTCCGCCATTTCAATCTCATGAACATGATACATTCTACTTCCGTACTTCTGTTCATAGTTTGTTGGGTGGTCAGTTATTTCATCTTTTACAATAGCAATACAATTTCCTTTGATTGACCAAACTCTTTGACCAGTATCAAAAGTTTCTGCTACACATTGTTCTGGTAGCATAGCTTGTTTGATGCCTTCATAGTCTGTTGCTGCCAACTTTTGAGGAATACCTAATCGTTCTATAACTGCTTTTATGAAAGCAGGTGAACGATATAATGATTTTGCTATATCAGATATATTCTGACCATCTAAGTAATATGTCACGATGCTTTTCTTTTCAGCTTCTGTGACTCCCTTTCCTTTGTTCTGTGCTTTTCTCAACTCACGATATCTTACTGTTTCTTCGTACTCTTCTATAAGTTTATTTAATCGTGTAGTATTATAACTAATGTTCAGTATGCTACATGCTTCTTTCTTTGTTATAGGTTTCTCTGCCCTGAGTAAGCTGATTACATGCTGAAGATTAGCTTCAGTTAAATTTTCGTGTTTCTTAATTCTTGCTGCCAATATCGTTTCCTAATAAAATTATTGCGTAATGAATGATTTTTAATAAATCATCTTGGTTTCTACCTTCCTTCTTGCCATATCTCTGTGCGTATTTAATAATGTTTCCTATACAGAAACCTTCGCCATGTTCAGCATCAAATATGAACTCTGTAGATTGTATCTTATTCATACTGTAGTGAGCCTCGTACGTTTTTAAAATATGGTTTGTTACCATAGTTAGTACTTTGTCCTCATTAAATTTATACTTAGTCTTACTCACTTTGCTGTTATCCTTTTCTCGTAGTCAGCATAATCTTCGTTCCACCAATCAGGTTTATCACGATGTGACCATGCTGCAAATGTTGCTTTGTCCAAATGGTAGTAATCACGATAACTCTGTATCGGATTATCATAATCTTTTAGTTCGTCAGGCATAGCTAGACCAAAAGTTGTGAATCCAACTCTTGGTAAATTTACTGGGTCTGGTAGTTTGTTTACTACTTCCATTACAGATTTGTGTAGTTTGCCATAACGATAGTGGTATTCATCATTCAATGCATTAGCATAGCAATGAACCCACTCATGATTATCCAATGACTCTCTTGCCCAGATTGTGCAAGGATGATTATACATCATTGGAAGGTAGGGGATGGGTCGTTCCTCTAGAGGTAAGTGTTTTATTCCAGCCTTCTCTTTGTTTAGAACCTCTCGCTCTTCGGCATTGAGTGCACGAGGAACAAACCCTAATAGTTTATCAATCCAAATAGTTGTGCAAAGAATCTGAGCAGCCTCTAGTGGCATCTTAACAATATGCTTGTCAACATGATACTGTGCTGCCTTATCTAAGTCCTCGTCAAGATAAAATAAATTCATCTATCTTTCCCAACACTTATAGCCTTTACAATCCTTTATCTTTGTACCGAATGATTTACAGTACGGACAAGGCTTGTCTTCGCTTTGTTTGATTTTCTTTAAGTCTTTGAATTTTTTCATAACATATATTATACTAAAGTTATGAGAAAAAGTCAAGAACTATTTTTTGTCTCCATTAAAAGATGCACTTGATTTACTTGTTCCAGCGTATAAACCAAACCAAGCGGCACCAGCACCCACGATTATACTGATAAGTCCTGACTGCTCAAGGGTTGGCTCTGGTAATTCCATAAACCACATGGTTGAGTAATAAAGTAAAAAGATATATACACTTAAGAAAGCACGGGGAAAAATCCTCCAACTATCTACTGTGGCGGCTAAGTGTATCCACTTTTGCCACGGATTTACTTTATCTTCGTTTTCAAGTATAAATATTTTTTGTTTCAAGT